CTCTGATAGCGGAGTATCTCATCAAGCAGGTGGACCATACATGGTACACCCTGGAGTCCGGGTTACTACATCCCATAATATATGGGAGGAGAACAAGGACAAGGTGCCTGATGGGAACGGATGGGCCCAGAATTTTGTGCAAGTGACAGGTAAGATGTCACTTGATGAAGAGGGCGAGCCAATACTCCTTGATTTGGAGCGGGTTCAGGAACAGTGGTTTGAGAAAGCCATTCGAGCCATCAAGGAGTGGTTTTCCACGCTGAACAAATGTGTGTATGGCTTGACAGAGAAAATTGGCATGCCCCATAAGGAGGTAGTTGACGGCGTTGAGCGATATAACGCGGATGTGTATTTTGTTGACACAATGATATGGACAGTTGGCATTTCTATGGCTTTTAGGGCCGTAAAACTGATTGTCCAGTTGCTGTGGACTGGCGTAAGTGCCATCTTTTCATTGTTTGGCGTAACATCAAAGCAAAGTAATAATCCTCCAGCAAAGGAGAAAGGACTCCCAAAGTTTGAGTTTCCTAGAGTTGAGTTACAGATGGGAGACACCGAACTACAAGTGGGGGCTTCCCCAGATGATGCGGTCCATGAGATCGTGTACAGGAACATGTACATGATTGGGGTCAGGAAGGATGGATTATACACCCAGATTGGTAACATTCTTTGTTTGGGACAGCAGATATTTGTGATGCCGTCACACTTTGATGAGTATGTTAACGCGAATTTGGGTACATCTGATGAAGCCAGAGTCGAAATACGGCATTGTACAAGCCAGGTGCAGGTTAGCATAGATAGAGGTATCTTTAATAGCTTTCCTCGCGCCCGGTTTGGAGCAGGTACGGATTTAGTGGGCCTACGCATGGACACCCATGTGAATTTGCGGTCACACAGGAATATAGTCTCTTATTTCCTTACGGAGGACAATATGTCGACCTTGTTGCGAGGTACTAAAGTAGCAACAAGGTTGGATGTTGGACGATGTGTAGGCAATGGCGACAACACATCCCATGTGGTCATGAGTTCGGGTGTGCTTGAGTACACACCATCAGTTTCTGCAAATGATGGCTCTACGCTGAAGTCATTATTGCGCTATGAGATGCCAACGAAAGGTGGTGACTGTGGTGGAGCGTTAATGCTTGAACAGAATAGACACTTTGGTGGAAGATGCTTGATAGGATTACATGTAGCCGGTAAGGCTGATGTGTTCACACGAAGCGGGTATGCTGCCATTGTAACTCACGAAGCTGTGAGGGAGATATGGCTTGCCCTTTGGGGTGAGGACACATCCAAACACAGTGTGAATGACATTGTGGCTCCTGTCAGGGGTGAAGACTTAGTTCAACTGGAAGCTAAGTTAATGGAACAAGGCATAATCGGTGGTTCGATTTCATATTTAGGACCAGCGCTAGAGCCAGTTGCCATAGCATCTAAGAGCGCAATTAAAAGATCACCCATGCATGATGATGAACCATTTGGACCAAGTCCAGTGGCACCAGCGAAGTTGAGACCCACCATTGTCGATGAGGAGGTTGTTTATCCAATGGCTAGGGCAGTAGAGGCTTACAAGAGCGATGTTATTGTAAGAGACCCTACATCTCTTGTCATAGCTGCTGAGGTGGCATTTAAGCCCCTCTTCACAGTTACCGAGGGGATGTGTGCTGAAGTTCTGACCTTTGAGGAAGCTGCGGGTGCAGTACCTGAAGGTATGAAACTCAAGGCCTTGAACAGGAAAACAAGTCCAGGTTACAAGTACAAGAAGTACGTGACACCATCTATGCCAGGTAAGACTTACTGGTTAGGCAAGCAAGGTGACGTAGACTTCTCTTCTCCAGCAATGAAAGACTTACGTGCGGATGTAGAACGCATAGTAAGATCTGCCAAGATAGGAGTGAGGGAGCTGCACGTGTGCACGGATTTCTTGAAAGACGAACTTAGGCCCTTGGACAAGGTTGAGAACGTGAAGACGAGAATGATTTCTGGCACAGAGCTCGACTATACAATTGCTGTACGCATGTATTTTGGAAGCTTTTGTGCGGCTATGCTTGCTAACCCTGTAGTGTCGGGGATGGCACCAGGTATAAACCATTACACCCAGTGGGGTGTGCTTGCAACGAAGTTGCTGAGCAAAGGTGGTAAGGTGTTTGACGGGGACTTTTCAAGGTTTGATGCGAGCGAGCAGCCATGGGTGCACAGTGCCATACTGGATGTCATCCAGCAATGGTACAGACGATCACCCACATGGAGCCCCATGGACGAAGACGTAAGGTCTGTTTTGTGGGACGATTTGATACATTCCATACACATAACAGGTGCGGGATGTATGGCTGATCACATAGTCCAGTGGCACAAGTCATTGCCAAGTGGTCATCCGCTAACCACCGTCGTTAATTCGATGTACTCATTGCTTACATTAACCGCTTGCTACATACATTTAACAGGGGACTCACACAACATGTGGTCCCACGTGTTTATTAACACCTTTGGAGACGATAATGTGTCTGGGGTAGATGGTGAAATGTGTGAGAAGTTCAACCAAGTCACTGTGGCACATGCCATGTGGGACTTGTTTGGTCTGACATATACGGCTGGCGCGAAGGATGGGGAACTCGTGCCTTACACGTCCATTGATAAGATAACCTTTTTAAAGAGGTCGTTTGTAAGGGACGATGATGGCGTGACAGCGGTTATAGGGGGTGCCCCTTGCCTTGAATGGGTGGGGCCACTCTCAGTCAGTAGCTTTCTTTACACACCGTACTTCTATAAAAACAATAAGAGTCCCCTGCTTGACGTCCAGGCCAACTGTGAGATACTCCAATGTGAGCTTTCGCTGCACAGCCAGGACACGTG